CTCCAACGGAGATTTAGAGAGGAAATAATTAATGTCTCAAATTGACAAACGAATAAAAGTCAATACCGTTATTGAAAGCCATTTGCCTGAGTTTATTCTGGCAGATTTTCCTAATGCAATAGAATTTTTTAAACAATATTACATCTCTCAGGAATTCCAAGGTGGTCCTGTTGATTTAATCAGTAATTTTGATCAATATATTAAACCAGATAATTTAGTACCTGAAGTTGTTGTTGGAGAAACAACTTTATCATCTACAATAAATTCAGAAGATACAACTATATCAGTACCAAGTACAAAAGGTTTTCCATCTGAGTATGGACTTTTAAAAATTAACGATGAGATTATAACATATACAGGAATAACTCCAACATCATTTACAGGATGTATTCGTGGTTTTAGTGGAATCTCTGGTCACAATGTTGGAATAAGTTCTTCATTATTAGAGATAAATCGTGAAAGTCTTATATTTGAAGATACAACAGCATCATCTCATGCTTCTGGTGATAAAATTATTAATTTATCAGTTTTATTTTTACAAGAATTTTATAAAAAATTAAAGAAAACTTTTTTACCAGGATTAGAAGATAATGATTTTTCATCTGATCTTGATGTAGGAAATTTTGTTAAATTTGCACGTTCTTTTTACCAGTCAAAAGGTATTGAGGAATCAATAAGAATATTATTTAAAATACTATATGGTGTTGAATCAACTGTATTGGATTTAGAAGGTAATCTTATTAAACCTTCAGGTGCGGAGTTTATTCGTAGAGAAGTTATTGTAGCTGACTTAATCACTCCTACAGGTCAACCACAACACTTAGTTGGACAAACAATATTTAAGTCAACCGATACATCTACAAACGCATCGGTATCTGAAGTTGAAATATTAAACAGAGGTGGTAAAAATTACTATAAAATATCTTTGTTTGTTGGTTTTAGTGACCGTGATCTAATTGAAGGTGTTTTTACAATACCAGGTAAAACAAAAGCTTTATCTGTAGCACCGCCAAGTGCATCAGTCATATCTGTAGACTCGACTGTTGGGTTTGGAACAACTGGTACAATAATTAGTGGTCAAAATAGAATTGATTATACATCTAAAACACTTAATCAATTTTTTGGATGTACTGGTATAGGTCTAAGAATTGAAACTGCTGATGATATTAGATCTGATGAAACTATTTTTGGTTATGAAAATGGAGATTTAACAAAGAGAATTGATTTAAGAATTACTGGTGTTCTCTCTGAACTTGTACCTGTGAATGATGTCAGACTTGTTAGAGAGGGTGAAAGTATATTTGTAAAAAATGTAGGTGAAAAAATAAAAAATAAAGGTGAAACTTATAAACAAATATTTGCAAATTCATGGAAGTATAATACCAGTTCTAGATTTGAAGTTGGTATAAATGGTTCCACATTTAGTTTTAATACTATAATTGATAAATCTAACTTGAAAGTAGGTGATAATTTTGATATCTTGAAAAGAGGTGAGCAGGTTATAGTAGGTAGTGGTCAAGTTTCTAGCATAGACACAAATTTAAATCAAATTACCGCAAGTAATATTGCTGGTTTTACTCAAGATCCTAATGAAGCTTATGATATTAGAAGAAAATATGAGACTGCATCTAGCACTGGAGTAGAAATAAAACAAGGAAATGATGTCCTTATATCTGATGTATTAAATGTATATACAGATGGAGATGCTGACGGTTATGTCGCATCTAATTCACTTCCAAATTATATTATTGATACTGACATTATTGAAGAAACTGCTGTTGGATCTAATTTGGATGGAAGAGATTTTGTATCTGGTTTATACAGTTATATTCAATTTACACCTCCAGCTAATACAAATATCAAATTTATACAAGGTGATACTGTTATATACTCACCCGATAGTGAAGTTTTATCAGGATTAGAATCTGGAAGAACTTATTACGTAGATCCAATAATTCCACCTGCAAACCAGAGTATATCAAAGATAGCATTATACGAATCAGCAAACCAAATTGGTACTGCAAGCACAGTTCAAATTGGATTAGGAACTGCTGGAGGTCATAATTTTATTTTACAAAGACATGCAAATAGAAAATTAGAAACTGATAAGATTTTAAGAAGAATACCCCTTTCTCAAAATTTATTTGTTACATCAAAACAAGAACAACCTTTAAATGACATAGGTATATTAATAGATGGTGTTCAAATAAGATCACCAATATCAGATAATAAAATTTATTTTGGACCTCTAGAATCCGTAGATGTAATAAATTCTGGTAAAAATTATGATGTTGTAAATCCTCCACAAGTCATAGTAGAAAATTCTACTCCTGCTGCACCAGGAACAACTGCTGTAGTTGAACCAGTTTTAAGTGGAAGTGTATCAGAAGTAATCGTTGACCCACAAGATTTTGATATTGAATCAGTTACAAGTGTTTCTTTAACTGGAGGTAATGGTTCTGGTTGTGTTCTTCAACCAGTTATAGGAATAAGAAATAGATTTTTAGATTTTGATAGTAGAAATGTATTTTTTAATGGTGGTATTGATATTGTAGATGAAACTATCACATTCAAAAAACAACATAATTTAGAGAATGGACAATTAATATATTACAGCAGCAATGGTAACTCACCAATCGGTATTGGTTCCGCATATGACTTATCAAATACTATAACTGGAACTTTATCTGATGGTGCTCCTTACTATGTTAGAGTTGTAAATACTTCAACTGTTCGTATTTTTAACACTAAAAGTGATGCATTAGCAGGTTCGGCTGGTATTAATACAGTTGGTTTATCAACTGATTCAGCTGCAAGTGGAATTCATAGATTTAGAACTGAAAATAAAACAACTTTAAGTGCAATAAAAGTCATAGAGTCTGGTTCAGGATATACAAATCGTAAGTTAAAAGTAAAATCATCTGGCATCTCAACTTCATATGATACTATCAATTTTGTAAATCATGGATTTTCTAGTGGTGAAATAATTGAATATTCCGCATCTACACCTATTCAAGGTCTTTCCACTTCAACATCTTACATAATTAGCAAGGTTGATGACAATTCATTTAAACTTGCTGATGCTGGAATTGCAGGTACATCTACATCTGACTATGAAAGAGGAAAATTCGTTGACTTACAATCAACAGGATCTGATGATCATGTATTTAAATATCCTGATATTAAAGTAAATATTGAAGTATCATATGGATCAACAGTAACAGGAACATTTAATATTACACCTATAGTCCTTGGTGGAATCACTGATGTTTATCTTTGCGAAGAGGGAACTAATTATGGTTCATCAATACTTAATCATCAAGTAGTACCAGAGATAAAAGTAAAGAATGGTAGAAATGGTGAATTAAAACCAATCATCGTAAATGGAAAAGTAGATAGTGTTGCTGTTGTAAACAAGGGTAGTGAATATTTTTCAGCACCAGAAGTAGTGATCACTGATACTTCAGGTGGTTCAGGTGCAGTTGTAAGACCAATCATACAGGATGGTAAGATACAAGATGCAGTTGTAGTACAATCAGGTATAGGATATAGTAGTCTGACTGTAGATGCCAATGTTCTACCAAGAGGTATGAACGCTGCTTTCAGTGCAAGAGTTAGAAGTTTAACTTTAAATGATGCTGGTAGATTTGGAAATAATTACTTAACCACCAGAGAAAATTCTTTATCATTTGGTATTTTAGGATATTCACAAACTCTTGCAGGTTCATTAGAAAATAGTTTCGATGTCAAACAAAATGGTGAATTTGATAAAATTACAAGTCATTCACCAATTATAGGATGGGCTTATGATGGAAATCCAATATACGGTCCTTTTGGATATTCAGATCCAACAAATATTAACTCAGATTTAAAAATTATTTCTTCATCATACAAATTAGATGTTTCTAACCTTAAAAATAGACCATCTGGATTTAAAGAGGGATTTTTTATTGAAGATTACTCATTTGATAGTGATGGTGATTTAGATATACACAATGGTAGATTTGCAAAAACACCAGAGTTTCCAAATGGAATTTATGCTTATTTTACATCAGTAGGTTTATCAACTGAATCAAATAAAATTGAAGGAAAATATCCATATTTCATAGGACGCACTTATAGATCACCATTAATAAATGACAATCTAGTTTTAACTCAAGATTTTGATTTTAATAACTCTAATTTACTAAGGAATACATTACCTTATGCTGTTGATGAAGAATATGCTGATAATGATTTTATTATTGAATCAAATGAAACAATTAGACAATTATCAAAAATAGAATCTGTAACTAAAGGAGGAGTTGATAATCTTCAAATTTTAGATGGAGGTTCAGGATACAAAGTTAAAGATTTAATTGTTTTTGATGATGAAGGAACAAATGGTGCTGGATTTTCTGCAGAAGTAAATGAAATAGTTGGATTAGGTGTATCTAGTATCAATACAACTTTACATAGATTTGAGAATTTAGTTTTTGAATGGAAGAGTGAAAATGAAGTCGAAGCGTGTTATTTACCGTTTATGGAACTTAATGATAAAGATTATGTTTCAGTAACAGGGCTCAGCACTGCAATAGTAAATCTTGAAGGATCTTTTAGTGTAGGAGTTACAACAGATACTATCGGTCTAGCAAAAACAATGTTAGGTGGAAATGTAGCTGGAAAAATAGAAGATATTTTTGTTTCAAGTATTCCTAATACTGTATCTGTTGGTGGTACTTTAAGAATTGATAATGAAACATTAAGAGTTTTAAATCTTTATCACACACCTAAAGTTATAAGAGTTGAGAGATTTGCAGGAGCAGGACATACTTTAGGATCTAGAGTTGATGTTTTAAATAATAGAATAAGTATTCCAGCAAAAACAAGAAAATTTAATTCAAAGAAAAATGAAATTATATACTTCAATGGACCTCAGTCTGTAGGAGTTGGAACTACACCTGGTAGTGCTATTACAGTTGAATCTGTGATTGGAGAGATTAAAGAGAATGTTTCAATACCAACTAGAACAATTCGTATACCAAATCATCCATTTAAAACAGGACAGAAGGTAAAATTAAATAAGAGACTTGGTGCAAATAGATTTGATGTTGGTAATACTCCACAAGTATCTGAGTTTAAAGTTCCTTACTCTGGAGATGATTCGATTGATGTTTTCATAATTGACAAAGGAGAAGATTTTATTGGTATATTAACTTCTAGAGTTGGTATAGGAAGCACTAGCGATGGTCTCTATTTTTATTCCAAGGGTTCTTTATCAGGCATAAATTCTGGTTCATATTACTTCCAAACTGATTATGAGCAAGTAACAGGTGATGTTGATAGAGTTACATCCACAGTAATTACAAATGTTTCAGCAGCAGATACAACAACTCATAATCTTTTAGAAAATGATATCGTTAAAATTAATGTTATTCCAAATTTATCTGTTGGTATTGGTACAACATCTCCTATTTCAGTTGCCTACAATTCTGAATTTGAAAAATTATTAATTAACCCAATAACTTTTGCAGCAGCAGACGTAGAAACAAATCAATTTGATATTGAGGGGCATGGATTAAAAACAGGTGATAAAATATTCTATGATGGTGGTATAACTGGTTTATCAACTGGATCTTACTTTGTCAATAAGATAAGTGATAGATATTTCCAACTTGCTGAAACTTTATCTGACTTAAGTAGCACTCCAATTAACACAGTTAATATTACAGCTAATACTGGTGGTTCAAATCAAACAATAGCTTTAATTAATCCAAGAATTAATGTTGTTAAAAATTCTAAGTTAACATTCTCACTTAAAGATACTTCTCTTGCTAATTTTGATTTTAAATTATTCTATGATAAAGATTTATTGAATGAATATGATAGCTCACAAGATTCAGTTAACTTTAATGTTTTAGGTATTGGAACCATCGGTATTGGCACTAATAATACTGATCCTATCGGTGGCAGATTATCAGTAGAGTTTTCAAAATCTACACCAGAAAAATTATATTATGGAGTTTCTAAAGGTGGATTCATTAGTACATCTGATACAGATGTGCAAAATTATGCTGAAATAAGATTTGTTGATAGTACTTATAATGGTGAGTATAAAATATCTAATGTAACATCAGAAACATTTGATTTTTCACCAAAAGTTCCAGAATTATTGTCTTACTCTAGTTCTGATTGTGAAACACTTGAATATTCTACAAAATCAAGCAATGTTGTAGGTGCAATAAAAGATTTCAAAATTTTATCCTCTGGTTTTAATTACAAAAAACTACCTAAGTTTAAATCTGTTACAAGCGAAAATGGTACAAATGCTAATATTGTAGCTATATCTACTTCAATTGGTAGAATCAAAGATGTAAGAATAGTAGATATTGGTTATGAATATTCTTCTGATAAGACATTAAGTCCAGAGGCATTTATACCTCCAGTTTTAAATATTGATAATCTTGATATAATTGAAACTGTTGATATCATAAGTGGTGGAACAAATTATATCAATGCACCTAATTTAATAGTCTTTAACCCTACTTCTGGTGCGGTTATGGATAATTCATCCATAGTTGCAATAACACCTAACCAAACTATATCTGAGGTTAAGGTTCTAGCACCAGTTACAGGTCTAGATTCAGTAAATCATGAAATTGTTGCTATTAATAACTCTAATGGAGTTGGAATTGGTTCTATAGTTACAAGTAAATCTGGAGTAGTTACTTGTTTCTTAGAAACACCTATGAATGGATTTGTAGATCCACAACCATT